GTAAGAGCATACGACGGTACAAGTTTCAGCCCCGAAGTACGCGCCGCGACAGCAATTCGCGAGTATGAAGCCCTCGTTATTGAGGACTTGAAGGAGCTTCCGGCAGAAGAACACGAAGAGTACGTTGCCAAATTCCGTGAATGGGTCGGGACGCTCTTCTACAAGCACTCCTGCATTTTAAGTTCGATGATTACGGGGCCGGCGAATTTCCCCACCCGTAGAAACGAGAGAGCCAATAACTCCTACGACCGAGCCGTTGAGGAGTTCAACTCGTGGCGAACCAAATATGCGAAACGAGTCGAAAAACGTATCGAGGCGGCCAAGTCTCCCGAAGAGAAGGAGGCTGAGGAGTGGCTCGGTTTGAAGCGAGACATCGACGAATGCGCGCTAACGTGCATGGAGATTGATACCGGCAAAAATACCTATTCGTACCGGACCGCTTTCACGAACTCGATCTCTGGCAAGGTAGAGCGGCTTGCCTACAATGGGAAATCCTCTCTCGTATTGAAGGCCCTCGCATACATCAAAGAGGTGCAGGAGAACAAGGAAGTCGGATTGAAAAAACCGCTCTTCACCTTGCGCCATAGCATCTGGAAGCTCCAAGAGGTTTGCGAAAAAGCCATTCAAAGGCAAGCCGAGCGCGCGAACAAAGATAGCGTAGAGATTCCTTTCGAGGGTGGTAAAATCGTGAAGAACTACGGTGAAGACCGCCTGCAAATCTTCCACAACGAAAAACCGGCATCGAACATCATCTATGCACTCAAGCATAACGGGTTCAAGTGGTCGCGAGCCAACGTGTGCTGGCAGAGGCAACTCACGACGAACTCCTATTATGGAGCGGCGCGAGCCATCGTCGGCGATGGATACGAGCATAACGACGCTCGTGATGCGTTCGTCAAGACTTTGATGAATGCGAAATAAATTTCCTTCAAACGCGTTTTCGGATAACTTACGATTAAACACCATGTTGCATAAAATCGAATAGTTAAGAACGAAAAATGTTTAATTTTTTTGGCAAAAGTGTGAATATTGTTCACACTTTTTGCTTATCTTTGCAACAAGCGTATGACGATGTACGCCACGGATAACTGCACGAAACGACACACTTGCTCTTGGTTTTAGTAACGTGGGAAGTCTGCTGGCATACGAGTCAGCAGACTTTTTTATTTAACTAATAACCAAAGCAATGAGTCAGGTATCGCGAGTAATCGTAAAGCTGAAACCCAAAGTAGCATCGCTGGGGTTCAGTAGACTTGAGGTAGAGGGTGCTGCATCTCGTATTGCAAGCAACCTCGCCGAAGATGCTTCCGATGAGGACATTGACGCGGCAATCGACGCGGTTTTGCCCTATCTCGAATTAGCCCAGACCTCGGCCAATCGCATCATCAACAAGGCGAAGGACGGGGATGGCAAAAAATCCAAAGCAACCGGCGAGTCGGACGATGACGACGCCTCCAAAGGCGGCGAGAACGGCAAGAAGGCTCCTGAATCGGCGGGTGCAAATCTCCACAACGTAGACGAACTGAAGAAGGTTCTCGGCGGCATTATGAGCGAGGCACTCTCGCCCATCACCAAGAGACTCGAAGCCATCGAAGGTTGTAAAATCGCAGATACTCGACTCGCGAAGGTTCAGGAAATCGCGAAGAAAGTTGGCGGTCTGTACGAAAAGAACCTCCTCAAGAACTTCGGTCGCATGACCTTCGAGAACGACGATGACTTCCAGTCCTATCTGGACGAAATGAAAGCCGACGTCGAAACCTACGTTCAGGAGAACTCCAACGAAGGACTCGGAAAATCGCCCAAACCGAAGGGAGCGTCCGGCGGTAGCAATGGCACCATCGACCCCGTTCTGCAAGAGCGAATCAACGAGCGCAAGGCCGAAACGGTAGCCCCGGCCATCGCAGGGCTTCCTGAAAACAAGTAGTCAAACATGAAAAACAGATTCCAACACACGCCCCCTGCGAAACCCATGCCCGTCGTGTTCGAGCAGGTTTTCGCAGAGAAGCCCGCGGGAGGCGTCGTACCTGAACCGGCGTATGACCTCATTCCGGGTACTGCGGTAAGTGTCGATGGCAAGCCTATCAAGGCGTATCGACTCGCCAAAGCAGTCGCGGTTGCGGACACTTCTATTCAGATTCAGAAAGGCAGCGGCGTAGAGGTCGGCGACTTCATCGGCCGCGGCAAAAAGGCCGTCGCCTGTACGCAGGTGGACACCTCGAATCCGAACTACGACGTAGTGACCGTAACTCTCGGCGTAGCCATTGACAACGATGTGGTGCTCTATCAGGCCAAAGCTGCAAGTACCGATGCCGCAGAACCGATTCACAAGCCGGTGTACGTTGTCGGTGGCCCCGTCTACGCAGGGATGGGAGACCAAGAGGTTCGCCTCGTAAACGGCGCAAACCTGCGAAAAGAAACCGCGCCTATCTCGGAAGAGGTGGCCGCGATGATGAAATCCATTCAACTCGTGTAAGGTATGGGACAGATGAACAAACCCCTTTTTGAACTCGACCAGCCGGGATTGCAGGCCGAGGTCAATTCGTACAAGCCCGGCAATGGCCTCACATGGCCTACGCTGTTCCCCCTCAAGTATACCCCGAAGTTCGACCTGAAGGGCATTGAAGGGGATGAAGGCATCCCGGTATCGGCCGACCGTGTTGCATTCAACACGAAAGCCCCGCTGAAGAGCCGTAAGACCGTCGGTTCGTGGAGCGGCAAACTCTCGAAGATTTCCATGTCCAAAGAGAAAAACGAGCTGGAAATTAACGAGTACGAAGACCTGCAACGTGTGGCCGCCGCGAACACGGAGGACAAGCAGGCCGCCCGATACCTCGTGGATATGGTCTACGACGACGTGAAAGCCTGCAACGACGGTGCCGACTACAAAATCGAAATCGACGCCTGCCGTATCGGTTCGCGCGGCATCCAGACCTTCACAAAGGAAATCGACGGCGACATGGCCACCGAGAACATCATCGACTTCAACGTGCCGAAGGAAAACTTCGTCGCACCCGCGATTCCGTGGGATAAGCCCGGCGCAGACGGCCTCGGCGATATTGCCAAGTGGCAGAGTAACATTGCTGCACAGGGCAAGAAGAAGCCGATGTATGCTTTCCTTGAGAAGGCAGCCTTCGAGACCCTCCTTTCGCAGGAGAAGACGATGAAGCGTGTAGCCTCCGTGCTGCTCAACGTAACCGGTCTTACGTCAGCAGAGGTGCTGGCTTTGGACAATATCAACTCGTACCAGAGCAAGCACGGCTATCCTCGCATCATCGTTCTCGACACCTACGCGACCATCGAGGACAAGGCAGGCAATCGCACGACCATCAAGCCGTGGAACAAGAACGTCGTAACGCTGTCGCCCGCACCCCAGCTCGGTTGGACGTATTTCAAGACCGTACCGGTCGTGAAGGGAACCGACGCAATTCAGGCGCAGGGCCGATACGCCAAGACCACCGTCTATTCGCAGGTGAATCCGCTCCTCGAAGTGACGATGATTGAGGCATACGTTCAGCCCGCACTCATCAACCGCGCGTCGCTCGTGTTCGCGAACATCGCCAACACCGAGTGGGCCGACGGCAAGGCTACCGACGAAATGTCGGACGAAGACAAGCATGTTCGCGTAGCGTCCGCTTCGGCTCCCGCCGCAGACAACAAGGTGAGCGTCTTCGGCCAGACGTTCGAGAAAGAGACCGTCTTGGCGGCCATGAAGTCGATTGGTGAAACCACCAATCAGAACATCACGGTTGCCAATCTCGAATCGAAAATCGCGGCCCTCGATGAGGACAAGAAGGTAGAACTCAAGCGGGCTCTCGGCATCGAGGCGTAGAGGTATGCAGACCGTATTTGAGGCTTTGGCATCAAGCGTCGGTTATCCCGTTCCGAAGGGTACTATCGAGGCTATCGCAATGAGGCGAGGCATTTACAATTCGTTGCAAGAGGAAATCAATCCTCAAGTAATGAGCGGTAAAGCCTACGCTCTTTGCGAGGCCGACATGATGAAGTATTTGGTAACGGTAGCTAACGTGAGCGAAGGCGATGTGAGTATCAGCATGAGCGATAAGGACATTCTTATCAATACTGCCAATTCCGTCTACTCTGCGTATGGTGAGCCTCTTATCGGTGTACCTCTGCGGCCGACCGTCGAAAACCTTTCAGACGAGTAATGGTAGAGTTTAGACCACATAGTTTGAGGATTCGTAAAGCCTCCGGCTACCGCGACGAGGCGACTGGGGACTGGATTTACGAAGAAGAATCGTGGAGCGAGCCGATTCGGTGTAGGTATGTGCCGAACGGAACCGGCCAGCAGATTCGCAAGGAGGACGGAGAGCTGTACACCTTTTCCTATGTGGTTTATCTCGACCCTGGCGAACGAGAATATCGCCGTGGAGACATGATTCGCCTATACGATGAGGCCGGTCAGAATGTAGCAGAACAGCGGATAGTGCGGCCTCACAAGGGCCAGCTCAACACGAAGCTATGGCTGTGAAACTGAAAACTCCCATCAGCGAAGTTGATAGGCTCATATTCCAGACAAACCAATATGCCGAACGGAAAACGGTTCGGGTGCTCGGTTTTCTCGGAGAAAAGTGCATCATCGAAGCAAGGGATAGGTCTCAACAGGAGAGCTGGTACGACCAAACCGGAAACCTGCGTAGTTCAATAGGCTACGTCATAATGGTAAACGGGAAAATCGTATCAACAAATGGATTCGGGAAGGTAAAGAATGGCTCTAACGGAGTTCTGGAAGGAAAGGCCCTCGCGAGAAAGCTCGCAGGTAACTACAAAACGGGCTATGCCCTTATCGTTGTCGCAGGTATGCACTACGCGGCCTATGTCGAGGCGATGGATAACAAGGTCGTGCTGACGTCGGCAGAACTCCTTGCTCGTCGAGAATTGCCCGGCATGATGCGACAACTTAAAACCCAGATAGCAACGCGATGAAGTCGGTAACTGAAATACAAGACATCCTCTATTCGATTCTCAACGGGTCGGATTTGCACAGAGAGATTCAGTCGCGAGGCGGTGTAATTTACACCGATGAACGGCCGATGAACTCTGGCAAAGAGGACATCACGATTCTCCCTCTTGACGGCCTTGTTGGAGGCGATACGCAAGAGTTGGTACTCAATATCAACATCTACGTCCGTGATACTCCGCGCGACAATCAGATGATTATTGACAAGCCCAGAGTACGGCATTTGTCGCGGCTCGCTATCTCCCTCTTGGAGGAATACGTGGTGAGTGATTATCAGTTTCGCCTCGAAAAACAACCGGTTTTCAAGGTGGATGGTGCTGATGAACATTGCATCAATAGCAGAATTTTATTCACACTCTTAAAGTAAACCAATATGGCTGAAAAAGTTGTTACCGCATGGGGCCGATGCAAAATCACTTCTGGTGACGCAGGAGAGAATGGTGCTCTCGGTCAGTCCCTTAAAGACGTCGGTAAAATCAAGGAGGATTCGACGACGCTCGAACTTGTCAAAGGTAACGTCAATGAGCTGTGGGGAGAAGGGCACGAACTTCTTGACCGCATGGAGCTTGAAGGCTCGTGGTCTCTGAAGTTCACGATTTACAAGGCCAGCCTTGCAAAAATCGCAGAACACTTCGGCCTTCCGGCTCCTCAAAACGACCGGCTGCCGATGACAACGACCATCGTCCAGTCTCCTCGTTCTTTCATCGTTACCCCGTTCCTCGACGGCGCAATCGGCGCAGAACTTCCGAACACCAGCGTATCTCTCACGCCCCGACTCGTAACGAAGGAGGGCTGGACTATCGACGTTGAAGCTACCACGATTGACCCCGATGACGAAGGCGTTGCAACCGCAACTCTTTTCGTACATCACAAGGCACAGGCGGCTTCTGCGAAGGCGGCTCCGGCCAAAGCGTAAGCACGGCCACCACGGGACGGGTAATCTGCCAGCCCGTCCCAATCGCGGATTTAGCTCAACGGTAGAGCGTCGGTCTTCCAGACCGAAGATGGGGGTTCAACTCCTTCAATCCGCTCAATTTTTTGCGATATGGATAGACAGAAAATCATAGAGGCGGCGGTTTCCGATGCGATAATCGGTCGCCCTATTTCTTTCGAGTTGGACAAGAAGAAATACGAGATTCATCCGCCCACTCTCGGCAAGATGCAAATACTCTCGAAACTCTATCTGCAACTCGACATCGACGAGAAGAACCTCGCGAAAGAGCCGCACCTCGAAGCGATGAGGATATGCGAGAGCAAAACAGACATTGTTTGCGAGTTGATGGCCGTCGCAACGCTCAACAGCAAGGATGAACTTTTCAACGATGAATTAGTGAAGGAGCGCGCCGAGTTGTTCAAGTGGAATTGTTATCCGCAAGATTTCGGAACCTGCCTCCTCGCCATACTCGCGCAGGTTGATTATGAAAATTTTATGACCTCTATTCGATTGGCGAAGATATTAAGGCAAAACAAGCCCACCGCAAAAAAGAGGGCGGGTCGAGTAGAGTAATCGGAGGTCGCTCTCTTTGGGGTGGAATGTTGGATGTTGTTTGTGCCAAATACGGCTGGACATTCGACTACGCCTTGTGGGGAATCAGCTACATGAATCTGAATATGATGATTGCCGATTCCATAACGGTTTTAACCTCCTACGGTAAAGACGAAGAGAACAGAGAAATACTGAAGGCGGATGACCCGGCCAATGCCGAGGTCATTTTGGAAATGTTTGGACAGAAGTTATAATGAACGGAATACAAGGAGCGCTCCACTTCGATATAACCGGAGACAACACCAATCTTGAGAAGGCTCTCGCGGCGTCGCGGGCGTCGATTATCTCAAGTGGTGAGACTGCCGACCGCGAAGGCGCACGCATTGAGCAGATGTTCAAGCGTGCGACCTCTGGCGCCCTTGCCTTTTTCTCTGTTGCAAAAGCCACCGATTTTGTCAAGTCGATGGCGACCGTTCATGGCGAGTTTCAGGCCATCGAAATCGCATTGAGCACGATTCTGGGTAGCGAAGAGAAGGCGATGGGCCTTGTCGCTCAACTGAAGGACACCGCGGCCAAAACTCCTTTTGATATGAAGGGGGTGGCAAGCGGCGCAAAGATGCTCCTTGCTTACGGTGAAAGTGCCGATACGGTAAACGATACCCTTATAAAGCTCGGAAATATCGCTGCCGGTCTGTCCCAGCCTCTCGGTGACATTGTGTATCTCTATGGTACTACAATGACGCAAGGTCGCCTCTATACGCAGGACTTGAACCAGTTTGCCGGCCGAGGTGTTCCTATGATTCGTGAGCTTGCAAAAGAGTTCGGCGTTGCCGAAAGCGAGGTCAAAAAACTCGTCGAGGAAGGCAAGGTCGGATTCCCGGAGGTTCAGAGGGTCGTAGAGAACCTGACGAACGAAACCGGCATGTTCTACAACCTCATGGAGCGGCAGAGTGCTGCCGTGACGGGTAAAATTTCCAGACTCGAAGACGCATGGGCATCAGCGCTCGACGAAATGGGTCAGTCGAGCGAAGGATTTTTGTATTCCGGAATCGAAGGGGCTACCTATCTCGTGGAGCACTACGAAACGGTGCTCAAGATTCTCGGCACGCTCATCACCGCATACGGTTCGTACAAGGCCGCGCTTATCGCAATCAATGTTGTCCAGAAAGTGTCGGCCACTATCGAGGCCACTCGTGCGCTGCTTGCGCAGACCCAGATGTTGCGACGGGCTACGCAGGCTCAAATCCTCTTCAATCAGGCGGTGAAGGCAAATCCCTACGTCCTTGCTTTCTCCGCTCTTACGACGCTCGTTAGCGCACTTGTTTTGTTTACGAACAATTCCGACAAGGCTGCAATCGCTCAAGAGAAACTTAATCAAAATATTACTGACGAGAAAAATAAGCTCGATGATTCGTACAAGTCAATCATAAATGCCAAAGAAGGTACAGAGGAACGCAAGAGGGCTATTGATGATTTTAATGCCGAGTACGGAGAGTATTTGTCTAATCTTCTTTCGGAAAAATCGTCCATTGATGAGCTG